GTAAATGTAGCTAGTCCAGATGATGTTGTATCAGCATTTGTAGTATTTGAAGATAGAAATAAATTACCATCACGAATAGCGTCTACTAAAATATTATTGTATGCACCACTTCTTGACTTTGCCCATACTAAGTCTGGTTGAAAACTACCAGCATTTGTTACAGTAAGGTTTGAATTGCTACCATTATAAGTAACAGCATCAAAATAACTATTACCTTTTTTGATAGTGCTATCAGGTAGGTTATATGTGTTTAGTCTTACAAAGCCTGTAGGTGGTGTGTATAAGAATGGTCGTTGTCCAAAGTTTACTTGATGCCCTGCACTTATGTAGCCATAAAAAAATACAGTCCATTGTATCCCAGCTAAATTGCTGAAGGCAGTTCCTTGACTTGTCCCATTTTTATAAAAAACTATTGTGCCAGCATCCATATCAACAGCAACGCCTAATGTATCACCAGCAGCCCAAGATGCACCATAAGATGAAGATGTGCCGTTACTTTCTTTTATTCCTGTTTTTCTATAGGCTCTATAAATTCCGCCAGAAGTAAAAGTAGTTCCAGTTTGGTCAGTCGTAATACCAATCCAATTATCTGTGCCTGTTGCAGAGCAATAGGTTTCCCAATACCATTTACCACTCAAAGGTAGTTGAATTGTTGCTTTAGGGCAAACTTCCCCACCCCCACTACTAAAGTCTAAATTACCAGCAGTAGGTGCTACAGCAGATTGCAATGGGTTTAATACAGCATAATTAGCCACAGTTGCACTTGTTAGCGTAGGACTGTCTATCATAGCATCATAGGTTGTGCCAGCAGTTACAGATATGTTATTAGTAGTCCAGTAGTTAGCATTCCCACTAAAGTCTTTACCTAGACCTGCATTAGAACCTGATGTAGTAGCTATGTCAGAGAATTTAAGGTAGAAGCCATTAGTGCCATAAGTGCCAGAGTATGCTTTAGGTTTCCATACACCTGTAGTTGTATCTGTTTCACCGAATGATGATGGTGTTAGGGCTTGTCCATCTACAAAGTTTAACTCTGATAGATAACCATCAAGATAAAATACTCCAGAGTTTTCTCTACCAATAGTATGAACAGATGCTTGATTTATTCCTTGGTCAGAGTTTTGAGCAATTTGAGCAGATATATTATTAGTAGCAAAATCTGTTACTTGACTTCCATTAATATATAATTTTAATCTATTATTTGCAGTAGCTTGTGTTGTATCCATTGTAATAACAATATGATACCAAGCTGAAGGGTCACGAAATACTTGTGTTGTAGTCAGAATGCTTGTGGATGCGTTTCCTATATATAAAGCATTACTTGTTTCAAATCTTACAAGAAAATATGTTGTATTTGTTGCTGAACCATAGCAATGCCATAAAGCATCATTACCATTTAAATTTCCTCTTTTAAACCAAGTGCTCCATGTCCAAGTTTTTCTATTCCCAGCACTTGCTGGAGTTCTTGATAAATAAGCAGATGCACTACTTCTAAAGCGAAGTGAGTTATTTATGTCATAGCCACCAGCAGTACTGATAGCATTACTATTATTTAAAATAGCCATTATGCCATTATCCCACCAGTAGTTACATATACATTAGTGCCATCTGTAAAGTATGATAGTAAGTATGTACCTGCTGCTGATACTGTAGCTAAGAATGTAGTATTTACTTTTGTAGTTGCTGCTGCTGTTACAGTGTAACCACCTGTGTTTACTAATAATACATAGCCTGATTGACCTGCTGTGATATTAGTGAATGTAAGAGCAAATGTAGCTGTAGGGGTGCATTTAAAGTTGTTAGTGACAGACATATCAAATGAACCATCATTGTCTGTAGTCACTGTACCACGCTGTGATGCTGTCCATGTAGAAGCTGTAGCTATTGCTGCATAATCCGTTCCTGCTGTAGCAGCACTAATTGCTGTACCATTTCCTTTTAATACACCTGTAATAGATGTTGTTAATGTAATAGCTGGGGTTGTTGTAGCAGTTGCTACTGTACCTGCAAATCCATTAGCTGATACCACTGAAGCTGAAGTTACTGTACCACTTCCTTTATTATTAAAAGTAGTCCAATCAGCAGAGGATAATGCACCCCTATTAGAAGCTGATGCTGTAGGTACATTTAAAGTGATAACTGGTGTAGTAGTACCATTAGCTACTGTTGAAGTTAGATCAGTACCTGTTGTGCCTAGTGTTAAGGCTGCAACGCTTGTAACTGTTCCATTTGTATTAGACTTACCATTGAATGTATTCCAATCGGTACTTGTAAGATAACCATCTACGCTTGTAGTAGCTGCTGGCATAGCAATAACTGGTGTAGCTCCACCTGTGCTAGTTACTGGGCTAGTAGCTGTAACGCTAGTAACAGTTCCTGAACCTTTATTGTTAAATGTTGTCCAGTCTGTAGAGGTTAAATAACCATTTACAGATGTTGTTGCAGCAGGCATAGATATTACTGGAGTTGTAGTTCCTGTTGCCACTGATACTGGAGATGTTCCTGATACACTTGTAACAGTACCTTGTCCTGGAGTAAATCCTAAAGCAGTAGTTACATCACTTGAAGAGAGGGTTACTGCACCTGTTCTTGTATTAAAAGCAGTTACTGAGCCTGACGCTGTAAAGGCAGCAGCATTCCATGCACTTCCATCCCAAATAAATAAAGCATTAGATGCTGTATTCCAATAGATAGCACCAGTTAATAAAGAATTTCCATCATTATCTACTGTAGGAGCAGATGCTTTAGCACCTAAATATCTGTCATCAAATGAATCATAAGAAGCTGCAGCAGCAGTTGCACTATTAGCTGCATTAGTTGCAGATGTGCTTGCGTTAGAAGCTTGTGTAGAGGCAGTTGAGGCAGAGGCTGAAGCATTGCTTGCAGAAGTTGAAGCATTAGAAGCAGAAGTAGATGCTAAAGAAGCATGGTATTTAGCTGAAAATTCTCCACCTGCAACGGCACCTGAAGTCTTTGTAGCCCAATCATTAGCTAAAACAGCACTAGCAGTGGCATTTGTTTCAGCTGTTTCAGCATTAGTTTCTGCAGTTTGAGCTGCAGTTGCTGAATTAGAAGCATTAGTTGCTTGGGTAGTTGCTGTAGAAGCTGAACTTGTTGCACTAGATGCAGAACTTGTTGCAGAACTAGCACTTGCAGAGGCAGCAGTAGCACTTGTGGTAGCATTTGCAGCTTGAGTACTTGCGGTAGCAGCACTTGCAGCAGCTGCGGTAGCAGCATTAGACGCTACTATACCTTCACTGGTTGCATCTGTTGTAGCATCACCTGGTCCGCCTGGACCTCTATAAATTGCCATAATTATTCCTTAATTAAAGAGTTTACTTAAAATACCTTCTTTTTTCTCTTTAGTGGCTTTTGGCTTTTCTGTTACTTGCTCTTTAGGAGCTTTAACAGTTTCCTTAACTACTTCCCAAGCTGAGCTGTTAGCATACATTTTAACATCTTGCTCAGTAACATATAATTCTTGACCTGTGGCTTTTTCTCTAACTAACATAACAATCTCCTTTAAGTATCTTTATGTTCACTCAAAGAATAAACATAAAAATAGCCCCTCTTGCGAAGGGCTAAGTTGCATTAAGCAGGAACTGCTAGAGGAATACAAGCACCATCTCTAAGTTCTTTAACACCATAGAGAGTATCTGCAGTGTATAGAGTACCTAAATATTCTTGTTTGTATTGTGTTTGTGAACGAACACCTACTTGTTCAACTAACACAGCAGAGTCCTTATGACCCATAAGGGCAATACGAGCACCGCCAGTTGCAGTATCCACATTTGAAGAGACAAATACTGGAATACCATATAATGAACCAATTTCACCATTACGGATTGTGTTACCAGCACCAACTTCACCAACGAAGGATTGAGCTGTGTACTCACTAATACCCATTAATGTGTTTCTTGCTGAAGGAGGAATCAAGAAGAAACGACCTTCCATTGGAACATCATTGTCATCTAAGCGTTGTACAGTTCTACGGATACCAGCAGATGTCAATGCAGAAGCATTTGATGAACTTGATGTGTAAGCAGTAGTACCATCACCACCGATGTATGCGTTACCATAAGTTACAGCTGATCCACCATTAAATGTACGACCTAATTGGATTAATGATGTGTCAACTTGTCTAGCTAAAGCATAACCAGCGTCATCTGTATAGAAACGACGAAGTGATGATAGAGCTTGTACTTCAACCATGTCTTCAATTAATCTTGAATATTCATAGTGTTTGTCAATTAAAACAGCGATATCTGTTTCAGTAGCTGCTTGAAGAGTTACTTGTGTATTTATTGCTTTAATAGCTGCAGTACCTCGTGTAGGAACAGGGATACGAACTGTATCACCTTTCTTACCAACGAAAGACATTTTTTTAAATAAATTTGCTGCTACTAAATTCTTTTTGTACGCAGCTACAATCTCGTCACTCCAAATTTCGGGAATAAAGGTTGCTGCTGTGGTAATACTTACTTGATCGGTACCTAAAGCCATGATAAAAATCCTTTTCTAAATAGTTAAATTACACGACCCTCTCGATATGCTGACATAATCTCTTCAGACATAGCATCATATTTATCAGGATCGGACTGCATGAGTTTAATAATATCGCTTCGACGATATTTCTTCTTTGCAACAGATTCAGTAGCTCCTTTGCTTCCAACATCAGCAGCTTTTAATTGCTGGTCTCGGTCAACCTTGGATGTTTCTGCTACTTTTTTAGTGATAGACTGTTTATCATTCCATGTAGAGAGAAGTTCTTTAGCAGAATCATAGTCAAACTGTGTCTCTGCTCTAGCAAATAGCTCTGTACGGACTCTTGAATTCTTAATCCACTCAGCAAACTCAGGAGATTGTACAACTTCACCTACATTAGGAAATTCAGATTTAAGCTGAGAAAGAGTTTGTTCCCTTTTCATCATTAATGCTTGATTCTGTGCTTCTTTAATTGCAGGGTGGTTATCAATTGCCCTTTTTACTGCGGTTTTAGGTTCAATGAAAAAATCATCGTCACTTTCTGTTGCTTCTTGTGTCTTGGATTCCTTAGCTGTTTGAGTCTTAATAAAGTCGTCCACTACTTGTCGTAGTTCACCAACTTCACTGCCTTGACGACCTATTAGCTTTTCAGCTTCTTGGTGCATCGAAACAATATCTTTTAGTGATTTACCACGATACTTTTCAGGGACATCATCTACTGGTTTAGTTTCTACTTTCTCTTCAACCTTGGGTTCTTCGACTGCGAGGTCTTGAGCCTTGTCTACGAGATTAGAAGCTTCCAAATCATTTACTAACACTTCATCTATTAATCCTGCCATATTATTTCTCCTGTGCGTTTAGCATTTTAGGAAAGAATTTCAAGCGGCATTCTGCTTTTGTTCTTCAGCCAATTTTTGTTTACGCTTTTTATCCCAAGCATCGGCTGCACCTGGAAAGCTTCCTGACCAACCCTCTAAGCTAACTCTAGGTGCACTGATGATCTTATCAGCGTTAGAATTGCATTTAGGGCATGGAAAAGTTTGTGTGTACTCCGTTAATTCCTCAAAGTGATTATCACAAGTGGAACAATGGAACTCAAACAACTTCTTCATTCTTTAACTCCTCGTAGGCTTGCTCTGAAGCACCTTTAAGCGACAGAATCCATTGAAGTATATCTATTTGACCTTTTCGTTTATGAAACTCTTCAAACGAATCAGCTGTATTAATTTTATTGTATGTATCATAAAGGTTTTGAGTGTCTTCCATGAAGTCTTCCCAACCTTTTGTAGCCATAGTGCTAAATCTATTTTCGTAGTATTCTTGTAATTCTCGATCCATCTATTGCCTTTTTAATAAAAGTAGTGTATAATGAGAGTTTATATAACAATTATAGCATAGAAATCTTAATTTGTCAAGGGTTTGTTACTAGATTGCATTTGTTGCTTGACAATCTCTAAGTTTTGGTCCATATCAGCCTCTTTAAGCATTAATTCAGCTATTTTTACCCTTCTATCAAACTCTGCGGATATTTTATCGTCCTCATTTGGTAGGTTTGTAGAGATAGCAGTCATAAGTTTAGCTTGCGTTTCTTGTGGTTTAGTCTGAATATCGACCACATTTTTAGCAGCAACAGTCTTATTAACTTGAATTTCTGACATAGTTTTCTCAACTTTAGACTGAGCATCTTGCATTTGTAACTGCATAGCCATTTGTTGCATTTGTTGTTGTTGTGGGTTAGGTGCAGTTGCTTGAGCAATTTGTTGTAATAAACCATTCTTATTAGGAAGGCTAGAATTAGCAATAACACCTTGGATAAGGATTGGTGTAATTGGATTATCTGAGCCAAGAGTTTTAAGTAGGTTAATAATTTGTAGTTGTTCTACTTCTCTTGCTAACATACCTAATGTTGAAGAAGGAATAAATTTCCAATCTTTAACTGGGAACTCTTCAGGATTAAATTGCATAAATCTCCAAGCTGCCTTCTCAATAAATGGGATAAGGAATTGATCTTGGAAGTTTACTAATGTGCGTTTATTTTTCTTGAGGATGCTAGAAAGCGTTACAGATAGTTCACCGCCAGCAGGTTGTGTTTGCATAGCTGCTGAATCTAATGTACCTGTAGCTTGTAATAGCATTGTTTCAAATGCTTGTGCAGTCTGAATGTTTCCACCATCTGTTTGACCAAACTTAAATGGCATTAAAATCTCAGATGGATTACCATTAGTAAGAACACTCTTACCTGGCTTAATTTCAAACTTAGACCCACGAGGAAGTCTAGTAGCATCCATACCCATCATAGGTACAGTTGTAAGTGCTAGTGAGTCAAGATGGCTACGGAGTTGAGCATCAATAGCTTTTTGCATATTGTAACCCTTCTCTGCAACACCTCTACCCCAAAATCTATTAGGAACTGTATCATCTTGGTAAGCAATAACTGGACGATCCTTCATCATATAAGGACTGCGTTCAGCTTTTAATAGTTGGTTTTCATTACCAATAACAACAATAGCTTCTACTAAATCACCATATTCTTCCATGAGGTCTGATTTCTCTTCGCTGTTTTCACCTAAGATATCAGCAATCTCATCTTCTTTAGCATCAAGTAAATAAGCTGGTACTAGACCATAGTAACGAATAAGTTTAATCTTATCATCTTTATATTCTTCATCAATCCATGATGCTTCTAAATCGGGTTCAGATGTTGAGTCATCTTCAATATCAGTGTCTTTATAAACACCTGACTTAACATTTTCAGCAACTTTATGTGCTGATACAAACTCTTCAATGGCTACACCAAGTGCATCATCAATAGATGTTGCTGTTGGGTCAATAAGAAAGTTTTGTGGAGAGATTGGGTTTAATCCAATGACTACAGTTTCTCTTTCTTCTACGCCAACTGCTATTGAATCTACTTCAGGTAGTTGTCTTGTTGCTGGAACAAGTTCTTTAATTTTCTTAGTTGTAATCTCACCAATGCCAGTACCATAGATAGAAGCTAAAAGAGTAATGTCACCCACTGACTTGCGGATTTTATTCTTTTTAAATTTCTCTTTCATGTAGGCTTTAAGATATTCTACATCACGAGGATCTCTATCCATCATGTCATCATCAATATCAAATAGGTGATCGCCTTGACCAAATACTGCTTCTTCAATATCAGCTGTATGGTTCTCAATGGCTTGCTGTAAAGCAGGAGATGTTATACGGCTTCTTTCTGAATCTCTTAGACGATCCTCAGCAGCCCATTCACCTCTCCAAAGTCTTTCAAACTCTTTCCAGTCAGTAAGATAATTAGTATCTCGATGGTTTCGCCAATCTTCGACATATTCCATTACCCAGTCAACTAATTTATTTTGTGCCATTTGGTTTCCTTTTAATATCCTGATATTACATCTATTACTTGAAATTCTTCATCTTCATAATCTTGGAAATACTCTACTACTTGAATTTGGTCTATGTATGCTAAAGCATCCACCAAGTCATCATGAAGCAAATGATTAGGAAAATTAACCAGCTGATCAATAAACTCATTGTTCCATTCTCCCATATTAAGTGTTACCTTACCATGTTCAAATCTACCTTGAAGAGCCCATACAATTCGATCAGTTTTCTTTTGGTTTCCATGAGTGACATCATCTATTCTAAAATAATGATTATGCCTTCTCATTAAATCCATAAGGTATGGAAGAGCTGCGTTCTTTAAACTTCCTTTTTCAATACCAACAGCGACTGGTTCATACTTTATCACTGTCTTAATAATTTGATCGCAAGTCTCTTTAATGTCCCAGCGACCATGAACAATGTCTGCTACCCACCAACCACCTTCGTGGACTTTAACAACTGCTATTGCTGTTTCATCCAGTTTGCTATTCTTATTGCCCGACTCTTTATCGACATTAATGAAGCCAGCCAAGTCAACTGTAATAAAATAACGACCATCACTAGGCTCATCTTCATCTATTTTTATCCAGTCTTCTTTAAAAATATCTCTACTTGCTGCTTCAAATGATGCTAAGAACTCTTGCCTAAAAGCAAAGCTAGACATAGATAGCTTAGCAGCTTCAATTTCTTTTGCAGGTATTAGTGGGTTATCATAAGATGAATAATGGAATCCAGTCCACTCTACATCTTTAGCACTCTCTGCATATTTATATAATTCGTAGAAGTGATTACGCCCTTTAGGGGTTCCTATGAACATAGCTCCGCCTTGTACATCGGCAAGGGCTGGTCGTAAGATTTGTTCCCAAACATTTGGTTTAATGTCTGCGTACTCATCAATTACTACAAATGCTAAACCCACACCCCGAAGTGTGTCAGGTCTGTCTGCACCTTTTAAGAAAATCTTTCTTCCGTTTACTAATGTAAGTATGGAAGTGTTTTCATGTGCAGCTGCAATTACTTCATGTCCTAGTTCTTTTAGTAACCCCCAAAGAATATCTTTAGCTTGTTGGTAGGTTGGAGCAACATAGAACACATCTTTACTTTTACTCTTTAATGCTTCAATGAGAAGCATCCATGCAGCTAATCGACTCTTACCAAATCGTCGCCCTGCAGCTACAACTTTAAACCTTGTTTTGTCATTAAAGACTTCTAGCTGCTTTTCATGCAGCTTTACTTGTAAATTAGCCAATTAGAATTGTCGTATATAACTTAAATAAAGAGCTTTGTCCTCAGGACTAAGTTGGTTAAATTGTGCTTGTACTGTGTTTGGACCTGAAGAATAGGCAGCATCAATGCCAGTAGGTTGGAAATTACCCATCTTAGCTTCAGGAACATAATAGCCTTGACCTGAAACGCCAACATTAAGATTAGCATTATTCATAGGAATATCTACGCCTAGTCTAGCTCCACCGCCTAATCCTGAAGAACCTCCACCTGCATTGATGGATAGATCAAGTTTAGATTTAGGGATAATAGCATAAGGGGTAAACTTATCTTGTATGCTTGTGTCTTTGCTTAGTACATCTAAAGCATCTACTATGCCTTTACCTATTTCTTCTTTAACGTTTTCAGATGCAACTTTAAGTAAATCCATTTTGCCTGCGTAAGTAGTTAATCTAGCTGCTGACTGACCTGCAAACTCGTTATTTAATTCTCTCATGATTTTATTCATGTCGCCAGATTTGAGTGTTGCTTTATCTAAACTAGGTATTAATTTGCCTAATGCGGTCGTCTGACCAGCAAAACCTTTAGCCAAAGCCTGACTCACATCTACAACTGTGCCGTAACCTGCTGCGCTAACATCTAATGCGGTTTGTAAAGCATCTTGACTTTTAGTAATAGACCCAGTAACTGTCAATAATTTTTGAAAGGCTGGTCGTAGCTCATCGTCTAACACACCTGTAGTTTTCTGCAGGTTGGCTATAAAATACTCTACAGATGGTGCGCTAAATGCAAACCCTGTATTCTTTAATTGCAACTCTAATGACTTGGCTGCCTTTTCATCTGCCATAAATGCTTTAACTGCTTTTTTACTATAATTAAACAAAGCTGTTGCGCCAAAGACACCAGCAAAAGTTTTACCTAAAGATCTAAGACTTTTATCAAATGATGATAT